CCACCACCTGAAATTGGATCTGCCAAATAACCAATACATTCTACTGCATTTGTTCCATAATAAAACATAGATTCTCTGTTCATATATTCTGGGAACCAATCTGCAACATCTGCAATTACTGCAGCGTATTGAAATCTATAAGCTCTTAAACCATTGTCTGCATTCCACTTAAACATCCAATCACCCAATTCTCTTAAGTCTTTTTTATCACCTGTTGTTAGATATGTTGCCATATCTCTTGCTAATCTTGGTGCATATTCACATAAGAAATAATCTCCACCTCGTTTGTAAACATATTCTGGTTTTTTAAACGATGACATACCTACAAAACTATCTTCATCTGATGTTGGTGTAGGTGGTTTTGGGAATGCCGGAAATTGATAACCAACTGAAGTATAAAATGGCGTTGGATGATACTTAACTTTCTCACACATTTCTTCAATCGTATTACAATCATGTAAAGATGGCAATATTGTGTTGTGATAACCAGAAGGTTTGGTTGCATAATTAATTGCAGATCCACAAACTCTGTGTAATATAAACACATAAAGCCAATCTTCTAATCCAAATACTCTTTGTTTGTTTGTCCAATTATTTGCAATCTCAAATCTTTGTGGTGTGTAAAGTCCTGCATCCATACGAGACCAATATGGATGATCTTCTGTCCAACCATAAAAACAATCATTGATGATGGCTGAGAATCCTGCAAATTTACGTTCTACTACATCATATAATTCAATATGGTGCATTAACTCGTCATTAACATCACTTTCATGATGAGGAATATGACCTAAATTACTAAGCTCTTGTTGTTTAAGTGCAAGATCATAATATCTTAGGAATTCTTCATAGTATCTGGTAGTTTTTATTTGCATATTACTTAATTACTTTCCAATTAAAAGGATCTCTATTTCTTTGATATTGCATCATAGACCATTCTAATTCATTTGTTTTAATTTCTAATATCTCTATCGTACCATTAGTGTACGTTATTTCTATTTTGTATTTTTCGTCATTCTTTTCCATTTTAAAAAAGTGCAAGCGTTTGTTTAATTAGTTTTTTGTTAGGTTCATTCTTAGCAACATCCCATCTGTAAAATTCACGGGCAATGTGTACTGATTTTGGTTTTTCCATAACATCAAATGTCAATTCGTTAAGTGCATTAAAATACACTTCTGGATGTTTATATGATTTCCATCCATTTCTTTGACACATATCATCGATAGATGAATTAATTTCTTTGACTAAAGCTGCACGTTCTGACCAAGTTCCAGTGTATGGTGTTCCTTTATAGTAACCTGTTTTAGGCAACACTCTTGATTCATTTTCAATAGGTAAACAATGTACTACTTCAATATTGGTAACACCACGTTCTTGTAGTTTCAATAATTCTTGCTCATATTTAATCATAAGATTTTTAACAGAAGCTGAAGGATTATCTTGTCTCATTAAATGGTGTCTTACGTCAATATTACCCATATAAACCCTAAGATCAGTAATCCATGGGTATACATATGTGTCTAATCCTCGTTTAAGTGCACCGTGCATAGTTAAACCATCATGACGTTGAGTCATGTAACCTGGAGAATATTGGCTAAATGAATGGCTATCACCAAAACAAAGTTTTTCTGTTTTAGCAATGTGATCAATTCTTGGAATATCGTTTGCACAAATTTCTCTTATTGATTCAATATCTGGTTCGATAGATTTAAATAAGTCAGTTCCCGTTTTAAGTCTTTGTTCAATAAGTGTAGCAATACATGGCATATCATGATGTAAACTATACATCTGTGCACCGCTTTTGATACGAATTAATTGGTGGTACAAATCATCGTTCGCACCACCAAAAATATTAAAAGTACCTTTGAATTCCATACCATGTTCGATAAGAATACAATCGTAATCTTGCCATTTGGTTTCGGTATCTGTGATAACGTCTACTCTTTCAAATCCCAAGTTGGTTATTTGATTAGCTAAATGAAATGCCCAACCACTTTTGTGTGAGCTTTCCTTTGGACTTAATTTACCAACTAAGGCTGCAATCGCTATACGAGACGACTTATCGGTAACATAGTCTGTTAAGTACTTAAATTCTGACATATGATATTATTTAATAGGATCTTCTGATTCACCATAACCATGCTTTTCAACATAGTTGTCAAGAGCACCTAAGTATGCAACTGCATCTAATAGATTATCTTGTTTATAATTATATGAATGACGACTCAATTTAAGTGCAACTAAAGCTGCATACATGTCAGATCCATTCATTTCTTTACCAGTCATGCCATTAAAAATCATTGCAGCTCTTCGCATACCTTCTTCGAAAGGTCCATACATGCGTTCTTTTTCTTCTGAGCGTTCGTTAACAATTTTGTTAGCTTCTTCTAAAATATTAGTTTTGTTCATATGAAGTGTTTATTATTATATGTATTAGCCTTAATTTGTTTCGTTTTGTTTTAATAAAGTTGAGCAAATACTGCTTCATTAACAAATTGACTATCTTCATTTAAGATGTCTAATTCTTCTTCAGTCATTTCGCGACCATCATAATCTGCTGATTCAATATATGCATCACAGAAATCTCCATAATCTTCCATGTCAATTCCTCCAACAAATACGTTGTCAATCTTACTGTAATCTAATTCTATCTTTGTCATAATGTGTTTGTTTTAATTATACAGCTAATATACGAATAATAATTGACATAAAAAAGTTTACTTGCGAACATTTTTAGCCTTTCTTGCTAACCTCTTAGCTTTCAATCTCTTAAAAAACCCAAGTTTTTTCTTGGGTTTCTTTGTCTCTTTAATACTTACTTCAGTTACTATTTGCTTTGGTACGATAATCTGATCCTTTTGGCAACTAGTAAACGCTAATGTTAGCAAAATTATTAATATCTTGATCATTGTCTAAACTATTTGGGTAATACAGTAAAGTTGGATTCTTCTTTTGAATGTCTAAGTCTGGATAAGCCTCTTTAAACTTCATTACATCAAACTTCTTAGTGATTAGGTGGTGTCCATTCTTGGTTGGGATAACTGCTTCGATCTTTGATCCAAAAGGTTTACATTTATGATCAATATGAGCCATCATCAATGGACTTGCTTCCATCATATCATCTACATCGATAATCCACCTCTTCTCTTGAGTTTTAATTTGGCCAACAACCGAGTCAAATAGACCTTTTTGATTGTTATTACCATCTTGAATTCTTTGAGCCAGTGCAACCATCATGTTAAGTGATACATCAAAGTGATTTTGTTTTTGTACATGGATATAAGCACGTGCCTTAAACATCTCACATAATTGAATGATCTCATCCCATCTGCGTTCCAAATGGTCAATACTTTCAATACAGTAAGTCTTAATAGTTCTTACTGATTGATGATTATCTCGTTCGCCTTCAGGTTGATCTTTTTTGCGTTTAAAAACATAAAGCATGTAAAAGTCACCCTTCTTTTCGAAGTTTAATAAAGGTCTAATTAATTCTAAATTGTTTATCATAATATTATTGTTTAAAGGTTGGCATTAACCACATTCCATCTTTGAAGATTAATTCTAAAAATCCTGGAATGATAGCATCTACATCCATTAAAAGTCTAAAACTTCTAACAGTGTTAAATTTCATCATTTTTTCAATCTCATCTCTGATTCTTTGGCTACTTACTGTCAATTCTAATTTCTTTAAGATTCCCGGTTGCTGAATAGCTTCCCAAATATCCATAGACATTGTCAAATCTTTAGTGATTGTAAATCTAAGAGCTCTTAAGATTCTCAATGGATCGTCCATCATAGTGATACGTGGATCCAATGGAGTTCTTAAAATACCAGCTTTTAAGTCATCTACTCCACCAAAAAGGTCAATAAGGTTTCCATCAATATCTTCTGCTAAAGCATTGACTGTGAAATCTCGACGAAGTAAATCATCTTCAAGAGTTCCAAGTTCTAAGATTGGTCTACGAGTTCCTTCAGTGTAACCAACTTCTTTTCTTGCCATTACAAAATCTGCAACAAGTCCAGTGAATTGGTGATCTTTTGGAAACTTAGCTCTAATTGTAAAACAATCCGGAGTACTTAAGAATATTTCGAATCCTCTTTCAGTCATCCAATCTGTCATGATTTTAAAACCATCTTCTACTGTTCCACTCAAATCGTCCAAGACGAATGTGAAATCTATGTCCTTTGAGTTTACACCGAGAAACTTATCTCTAATGCAACCTCCTACTTTGAATATCTGTGGCATAATTTGTTTGTTTTTAATTATAGAGCTAATATACGAATAATAATTGACAAAAAAAAATCCTGGCTAAAAAAGTTATTAACAATTTTTACCAGGATTCTAA